ACTCGTTCCGGCCTTTCGCCGCTCGCTGGCGCGTTCCGCGAGATATTCACTGACAACGAGGCAGCAAACTATACTGCCACATTGTTGCGGAATATGGGTATCCCCGGTCTTATTATCTCTCCGTCCGGCCCGGACGCAGTGATGGACGACCCGGAAAACGTCAAGGCGCTTGTCAAAGCGAAGATTTCAGGTGACAAGCGCGGCGACCCGCTCGTGCTCGACGGCGGCGTGAAGGTTGACATGATTTCCCTTTCGCCTGCTGATATGAATATACGCGAGTTGCGGCGCATCCCCGAAGAGCGCATTAGCGCGCTGCTCGGTGTTCCAGCAATGGTGGCTGGTTTGGGTGCTGGTTTGGAGCGTTCAACCTTTACGAACATGACCGAAGCGCGCTCGATGGCGTATGAATCGAACATCGTGCCAACATATCGGTTGCTGGCAAACGAACTTGACCGCACGCTCGTTGCTGAGATGGGCGATGTGGAAAGCGAACACGCCAACTTCGACATATCGAAGGTGCGTGTTCTGCAAGACGATCAAACAATGCTATTCCAGCGATACTCATTAGGGTATCAAGCCGGTTGGGTCAAGCGTTCTGAGCCGCGTCTACAGGCCGGTTTGCCGGTTGACGATGGCGACAATGTGTATATCACAGACGTTGTACCCGCAACTGCACAGTTGCAGGCGGATACGACAGCCAAAACCGCGCAGATTACTGCCGAATCTATGGCGGCGTCTCGACCTGTTGGTGGCGACCGTCCAAGCAATAACGATGGTACGCCGCAACCCGGCCAGAAGCCGGTGCCGCAACACTAAAGGACTATAGCAATGGTTATTGAGCGAAAAACATGTGAGCAGGCCGAAGTCAAGTTCGTGGATGAAGGCACCGGCATTATGGTTGGCTATGGTGCGAAGTACGGCAACATTGATCGTGGTAACGAGATTATGATGCCAAACGCACCTGACAAATATATCGCTGAGTACGTCCGCGACGGCTTTATTGGCGTCAATCACGACTACAAGGCCAATCCGGTCGCCATGATTACTGACGCGAAAAGCGACAGCAACGGCTTCCTCGTCACTGCCCGCTTCCACTCCACGACGCTCGCGCAAGAAACGCGCACAACGGCGATGGAACGCATGGCAAATGGCAAATCAGTGCTTCTCTCGCTTGGCTATCTCGTCAAGCGCGATGAGTGGGCAGGCAAAACGCGCAAACTGCACGAGGTTTTTCCGCTCGAAACGAGTTTTGCGAATGTGCCAATGAATCCGCTGGCTGCTGCGGTGTCCGTCAAGTCGTTTCATTCTGCCTCCGCTGCACTGCCACTCGCGCCGCTCGATGAGCCGTGGGACGCTTCGCAAGCCGAACAACGTCTCATCATTCGTATGGGCCAGAAAAATGGTCGCTATACGGACGGCGGTGGCACTGGCGACATGGCGCCTGAGGGCAGTACAAGCGACATTGTGCAGAGCACCGAACTGGGTTATGCGTGGTCGTATCTTCCGGGCGCGGCTTATGACGCCTTCGGTGTCTTCAAACTGCCGATTGCTGACGTGGCCGGTGATGGCTCGTTGCGCGTTGTGCCAGCCGCCATCAAAGAAGCGGCTGACCTTGTTCACAATAGTTGGTCAAGTCTCGGCATTCCTGATTCAGAACTGCCGAAAGTCAAGACTGTTCTCGATTCTTACTTTGCGCGAATGCGCGATGAGTTTGGTGCTACTGCTCCGCTGCCGCCGTGGGAAGGTCAGACGAAGACTAGTCCGCTTGCTGGACTGACCCTCGAAGACCACTCTGAACAGGTGCTTGCTGCCTTGACGGGGTACACAGAGCGTGTGACGGGCATCAACACAATCCGCACCAAAAGCGGAAGAAAACTGGGTGCCGATTCGCGGACAAGGCTGCGAACAGTGACAGAGCAGATCGCTTCCATGAAGGAAACGCTCGATGCTTTGCTGGCCGAAAGCGAACCGACGCCGGAAACGGTAAATGTTATGACTGAGTTTGTTCGTTATCAGAAGACTATTGCGGAGCACTTTACTCCGCGCGTCTAACCTTTTAGGAGAATCAAAAAATGGCTAGTTTGATTGTTGAAAGTGCAGAGCGCATTCAGGCCAAGCGAAAGGCGATGGAAGACATTTTTGCGGCTTTTCCCGAATACAACATGCCTGCTGAGAAGGCTGCCGAAATCAAGAGCCTGAACGATGAACTTCAAGACCTCGGCAAGAAGCACGACGAACTCGTAACCATGAACACGACACGCGAACTGAATCAGAAGGCGCTGACCGACTATGCGCTGCCGACAGATGGGCAGGGCGGATTCAAGTTCACCGGCAATCCGGGCGGCGAGAAGCCGAGCACCGGCCTTGTAGCGGCGAAGTCGCTTGGCGAGCGGTTCGTGGAATCTGCTGAGTACAAGGCGGCTGCTGGCCGTTCCGAAGTGCGTTGGGCTGACGAGGGCGTGTCCGTCAAGAATCTGCTGATCGAGACGAAGACGGTGATGGTCGAAGGTGGCCCCGGCTACGCGCCTGCCAACCCGCGTACCAACATCGTTGTGCCATCTGCGCAGCCTCGCCCGGTGGTCGCTGACCTGATTCCGCAGTCTGACACGCAGTTGCAGGCAATCCGGTACATGGTTGAGACGACTTTCACAAACAATGCCACGGCTGTTGCTGAAGGCGCTTTGAAGCCGGAATCGGCGCTGGCCTTCACCGAGCAGGTTTCTCCTGTGCAGGTGATTGCCACTTTCCTTCCGATTACCACGCAGCAACTCGATGACGTTCCGGGCATCCAAGACCTCGTAAACCAGCGGCTCACGCTCATGGTTCTCTTGGCCGAAGAAGTGCAGTTGCTCACCGGCAACGGTTCCAGCCCGAACCTGACTGGCATTCTCAACGTCTCCGGTTTGCAGACGCAGGCCGTTGGCACCGACCCCGGCCCGGACGCTGTGTATAAAGCCATTACCAAAATCCGCTGGACTGGCTTCGCTGACCCAAGCGGTATCGTGATGAACCCGACGAACTGGCAGAACATTCGTCTGCTTCGTACGACGGACGGTGTGTACATTTGGGGTTCGCCTGCTGACACCGGCGTTGAGCGCCTTTGGGGTTTGCCGGTTGTGCAGAGCGTCAACATGACCCTCGGCACGGCGCTGCTTGGCGACTTCCGCATGTACAGCCACATTTCCCGGCGCATGGGGCTTCGCCTCGACGTGAGCAACAGCCACAGCGACTTCTTCATCCGTAACCAGTTGGCAATCCGGCTGGAAGAGCGGTTGTCGCTGGAAGTGTATAGGGCGGCGGCGTTTTGTAAAGTTACGGGTCTTGCTTAATCGTTGCAAAGTAACTGGTTTCTATAGTACAATCTGCTCTGAAAGGAGTAAGATATAACTACAGAAACCAGTTGCCCAACGTGCGGGCGTCCGTATGGTAAGCGAAAGCGGTGCTACTTTTGTCATTGGGCGCAACGAAAGCGTGGCATCCGGCCCAAAACCGGAGAGATTCGCAACTGTAAACAGTGTGGCGATTCTTTCTATGCGGCTGCGTGGAAGATACGCGACGAAGAACGCAATCAGGGAACCTACTGCTCACGAAAATGCCAATATAACGGTATGAAACTGACCGGCGAAGGCCGCAAGTACACAAGAGCAGATGGGTATGTTGAAATATATTTTCCGTCGCATCCTGACGCTACTGGACACGGCACCGTTCTCGAACACCGGCTTGTCGCTGGGAAGCATCTTGGTCGTAGATTAGATAAAGACGAAGTTGTGCATCACAAAGATCATAACTGCGCACATAACGTTTGGAGTAATCTCGTTGTGATGCGTCGTAAAGAGCACGATGCGCTTACATTGGCCGAAGAACGAGAAAAGACTAAGTTGCTTCGGAGCAGACTTGCGGAGTACGAGAGGCGCTTTGGCGCTTTATAAGGAGACAGCAATGGCAGTTATTTCTGGCGGGCAGATTCTTAGCGGCGGCGAAATAGACATTATCAGTCAGAATCTCGGTTCACCGGCTGCGGCTGGTGCGGCGGTTCTGGCTGCTACGTCGTCCGCTGCCGGGTCTACCGTCACGACAGGTATCACGAACCCGGACGTTCCGCGCAATGTTGTCTGCACACCGGGCGGCACTGCGGCCAACGTCACGGCAGTTTCCGTAATCGTCAACGGTACTAACGTCTTTGGGCAAACGATTAGCGAGACGCTTCCGGCCTTCACAGCCGGTGCGCTCACTGCCGTTACAGGCGTCAAGGCGTTCGCCACGATCACGAGCATCGTTATTCCGCTTGTTGGCGCTTCTACGACGGTTGCAGTTACAACCGGCAGCAAACTTGGTCTGAATCGGCCAATGAGTCGCAACGGTGTGCTCGAAGCCTATCTCAATGGCGTGCGCGAAGGAACGGCGCCAACCGTGACGACAAGCAACGCGGCCATCGAACTGAACACGGTTCAACTCAACTCCGCGTACACCGGCACGCCGGTAATCGTGGATGCGTACGATGCGTTCTAATGCGTGATCGTGACCCCCGCCGAAACGTAATCATTCGGCTCGGCGGGGATTTACCGAACTATGAGGGGCCAGACCCCTCGAAGGAGCCAGTAATGTACGAGAGTGAGCGCGCGTTGTATCTCAACGCTGACAAAACAAAGGTTGTCGAAGAAGGCGACCCGGAAGCGGCCTATCTGCTCGTAGCAGCGGGCGGTAAACTGCATATCGAAGATGCCGAACGATATGGTATCGTTGAGCGCATTGGCAAGCAAAGCACGTCGCACAAAGCAAAGAGCGGTTTCAACGGCTTTGTTCATGCGATTGCTGACCCGTTTATTCGCCGCGTTGAGCATACGGTTCCGTCTGCGTCGAAGGCTGGCACACCGGAGGGTGGCGACGGCTATCCGAGCAAGCACCCGGAACTTGGTCGTGAAGACTTCGATGAGGCACACGACGAAGACCCGCAGGTGACGAAGGCGCAGGCAAAGGCGGAAGCCGATGCAAAACAGGCTGCGAAAGAAGAGGCTGACCGCCAGAGCGCGCAGGCTGAGCAGATTCGCGCCGATGAAGAAAAGGCCCGCGAGGAAGCGGTTGCCAAAGCGGAAGCGGAAGCGAAAAAGAACAGCAAGTAAGAAAGTGGGTAGACAGCAATGCCGATGGACTTGACTACCGCGATAACTTATGTAAAAGCGCGGTGCGGTGCTACTATCTACCCAACACTTGCTGATTCGGACGTTCAGGACTGCCTCAACGATAGCATCCGGTATAGTACTTGGTTGCCAAGCACGCCATACACGTATGGGCAGGTTATCATTCCGACTGTCAAGAACGGTCACAAGTACCGCTGCATCGTTGCTGGCACGACCGGCATCACCGAGCCGATCTGGTTGAGTTATCTTGACTTCGTAAACATCTCTACGACTGGCTATGATTACTCGATTGACTATCTTCGCCAGAAAAACAGTGATCTCGTTCTCAATGACGGCACTGCGACATGGCAAGAGAACGGCCCGGACTATATTGAGACGTTCGATCTTCGCAAAGCCATTCACGATTGTTGGATGAAAAAAGTAGCAAAGGTAAGCGCAGACCACGACTTCGCCACGGACTTGCAGAGTTTCAAGCGCAATCAGGTTTACCAGAACTGCATAGATCAGGCTGCGAAGTGGTCGCCGCAAAGGATTACGTAATGTCGAAGACGCGACCGTTTTACGATAAACACCTGACGGTACGACGGCGCTGTGTCTACGTTTGGCGACCGATCATTCGGTGGCCGGTAACGTGGCACCACACGCACAGCCCCGAAGGTGCGGAACAGCCAATCATTCACGGCCTCGTCTTTCGTACTGAGCGTGATGCGGCAGAGCACGAAACGGCGTTGCTCGATCTTGGCGTCGGCCCACAGCCGTTTTCTTTCAGCACATGGGCAGAGGCTGAGAACTGGGTAAACGAAGATGAGCATATCCCTTGACCCACAGCAGTTAGCCAACATGCGCGCGGTCTTTCTCGAAAGCATGATAGACAGTTGCACGATCTTGCGGCAGGGTCTTTCGCGCACGACAGGCGGCGGCGAAGACAACACCTTCACGCCGGTTTCTGGCGCGACGGGTGTTTCTTGCCGCGTTGCGCCAAGCGCGCGTTTGCCGAAGGAAGTGTCTGCACAGGAAACGACGCTCTCCGAAGACGTTTGGATTATTCACGTTCCGGCTTCCACCGGCCCGACTGACCCAACGAACTTCACTGCCGCAGACCGTGTGCAAGTCACCATTCTTGCGACCGGCAATGTTATGACCTTCGAGATATTGGCCGTCTTTCCTGACCGTACGTGGGCATTAGAGCGAAGAGCATATTTGAAGTTGGTGAACTAATGGCCGGTGTATCAGTAATCCTCGAAGTAATGCGGATTGTCGAAGTGGCGAATGCACTAGTCGGAGCCGCACAGCAGGGAATGGTGCAAACCGCTGATACGCTCGCCGCTGCGATTCAGGAGAATGCGCCCGTTGACACCGGCAATCTTCGAGACAGCATCTATGTCGCAACTGATGGGGCAGATGTGGTGATTCGCATTGACGCCGACTACGCAGGCTTTGTCGAGTATGGCACGTCTACACGCGCAGCCCACCCATTCATCGAACCGGCCATCGAATCGTCGCGGGTAAACATGGGTTTGGCACCGACCGAACTGATGTGGCAGGTGACATAATGAGTTTCACCGACATTGAACTCACTCGCGCCGACGATTGGCTTTACTCAACACTAAGCGGCGATGCTCAACTCGCAACAGCGATTGGTGCGGGCGGAAGCAATAACATATGGAATGCGCTTGTCCCACAGGGTATTCAGACGGCCAATCCATCATACACATTCATCATCTTTCATAATCAATCGAATGGCGCAGAGCACACAACGATCAACGGCACCACAGAGTTCGTTGAAGTTGTGTACCTCGTGCAAGCGTTCAAAGAAGTACATGATTTTGGCCCGCTCGCCCCGGTCGCTGCACGCATTCATGCGCTGCTCCACAAACAGTCGGGTGGTACGGTTCTCTCGTGTGTTCGTGAGCGTTCTTACAAACAGTTAGAGCGCACTGAAGCGGGTAAGATCGTCGCGCATCTTGGCGGGTTCTACCGCATTTTCGTACAATAGTTTGAGGGGTACAAACAGATGGCTGAACGAACAACTATAACGCAGGTAATCCAACTCGGTGTTGAAGTGACCCCCGGAACGGCTGTGCTTGCAACGCGCCGTTTGCAATCCATTTCCATTGACCCCGGAGTGAAGGTCAACGTCAACGCTTTCCGTCCGCAATGGGACAAATATTCCACGACGCTCGCGCTCGGTCGTGAGTGGACGGAAGCAACCGTTTCCGGCGACCCGAACTTCAACGAACTTCCGTATATCCTCAACTCGCTGCTTACGACGGCTACGCCAGTCAACGGTTCAGGCGGCGCTGCTGGTTCGTACACATGGACATTCCAACCGCTTGCCAGCGCGCCCGATAACCCGACAACCTTCACCGTTGAGCATGGTTCGAGTGTTCGGGCTGACCGATTCTCGAACGGCATCTTTACGGCGCTCAACTTCGTTGCTGACCGCACGAAGTTTACACTCACTGGTTCGATGATCGGCCAACAGTTGCAGGACGGCTTTTCAATCACCGCACAGGTGAAGGACGTGAAGAACATTCACGCTTCGGCTATTTTGACCGCAGGCTCGTACACGGTTGGCGACGGCACCAATGTTACAGGCGCT